TATATCTTAATCTGTGCAGAATAATCGTCTGTAAGATTATACATCCCTATGCGATATAAGGATGGATACACGTACCCACAGTTATTAAGAGTAGGTTTCTTACCAGTAGGATTTAACTTCCAGTTAGCAAGGTTAGATTTATAAGATGATACTTTGCCTATAGCTTCAGATATTGCCGCTCTGCGTATATATGACGGCATCTTATAGAATCTGGAATCGAAATCGTATTTAGGAGAAGAGTTCTCTTTGGTTTTATGACAAAGCGACTCTACATGCATCATTTGAGCCTGATTACCTTTTATGACAGAAACTAAGTCCCATTCAGCCAGACATACATCCATAAGAAAATTGACAGCATCCCTGTATATAGTTACTGTCTCAGAAAATATATGATTGTATTGTTTTATTTTAACGGAATACGTGGAGTATATCTTCATGTGTTACTTTTCTTTCTGACTGCTTATATAATTAGTGACCTGCTCTTTAGTGCGCTCACTTACAGTTGCTACAAAATATGATGGATTCCATAAATGTCCACCCCAAAGCTTAGTTTTGATTTCTGGATGCGTAAGAAACAGCCATCTTGCAGTATTGCCTTTGAATACTTTAATTGCATCTGAAATTCTACATTGAGGCTTACATTCTATAAGCATATGTATATGGTCAGGCATTGTTTTCATAGCAAGGATTTTAATGCCTAAATCTTCGGCTGTACGGTAAAGATGTTCTTTAACATCTGTCTCTATATTGCCAATAATGACCTTCTTACGATACTTGGTACACCATACTATATGGTACTGCAAGCAATATACATATCCTCTACCATGCGTCACATCTGAATTTATTGTAAATATGCTATCTTTATCCATGTCTGCATAATACCATACGTAATTAGCAGAGTCAAGAAAAGGCGGCACACTCATAACTAAAGTCACGATTGTGCGCCGCCAGTGTTATCAAAGAAAAAGAGTAGCTTTCGCTACTCTAACCCTTACTTCTTTTTCGGAACTTTCTGTTCACCAGTTACCTTATTGACTCTTACTATCTGTCCTTTGTTAGAGTCGCTTTTCTTTTCTCTACTTGTTGTTGTTTGAGTAATCTTCGCTTTTTGCCCCATACATCACATCTCCATTTCCGATTATGTTTACACCACTTCCGTCTTGCTGAGCTTCAATAGTTGTAGTTGTTTGAACACATTGCCACTGACACTCATACCATATCCACCCTATGTTTGTTGCTATAAGGCATAGTATTAACGCCAATATCACAATCCATAATTTCATTACAAATCGTTCCATTCTAGCTTGTGAGCTTTCAAAAGCCAAATAAGATACGTTTAAAGACTCAGCTTTTTCTTTTTCATTGCTCATATTAACACAGTACCTCCAATTTATCAATCTTTTTAGTGCGCATCTGGTATTAATTTTATTCCCGTAACCTCTTCAAGACGGTCAACAATGTCTTCTGTATTATACCCCATATTGGAATATTTTACGATTTTTTTATTTACTCTTTCAAATAAAGACATTACCTGTCCATGCTCGTTATCTTCCGACTCTTTCCAGTTGTAATCTTCTATCATCGTCATACCAAGACACGCAAAGAAATGTATGTAATTAGAATCTACTGCTTTCTGATACTCTTCATACGCCTTATAATCAAGATGCTTTTGTGCATGAGCCATTATTGTCTCAACCTTGCCAAGTGACTTCTCTAACCTTCGTCTCTGACTACGATTTCCGCCCTTCGCATTTATTATATTGGCAACATCGCCTATCACATCATCCGTCATGTAATTCTTTCTATTAAGAACATTTAAACTGCTATACTTATTCATGTCCGCTCCTCTTCATAATATATCAATTCTACAATTTCCATAGGCGATACCCATGTTCCGTCCTTCACAGTATCTAATTTTATGATATCTGCTTTAGGGATTCTACTTTTATTCATATAGGCGATAGCTTCATCTATTCCTTGAAAAACAACTCTTTTATACAAATCGTTCTCCTTCCAAGCGTTCTTTTATATAAACATACGCTTTTCTTAATGCCAACCAGTTATTAGTTTCCGTTTTTGAGAACAAACTAGGAATATCACTATACTTTTTCTTAACCCATTCATAATACCATTTTGCCTTGGCTATGTCTTGTTCTTTAGGGTTATTCTGTTTTTCTCCTGCTCTGTATAAATACTTATAAGCATTTGTCAAACAGAATGAGATTGCCATTTCCAGACCTAACTCATCAACCATTTCATCAATACATTCTTTCTTTCCTTTTACATTATAATGCGCAGGATGGTCTACGTTGCTCATCTTCTCCTCCTATGTATCTTGCTCTACAAGCCCTTCTTGAATACATCTTTTTCTTAGTATATATATCCGAATACTTTCTAAAGAAATCCTCTATATTATACAAGAAAACTAAATCTTTACCGCATTCTTCATCATGCTTCAACATCGCTATCAAATCCTTAATAGGAATTGCTCTGTCTATAATACTATTCTCGTCTATCATAAAATCATCATCCACACTTCTATTCCCCTTTAACTAAAATAATAACCCTTTTCCTTTATTTCTTCCCACTCTTTTGCGATAAATAATTCATCAATCATGCTTCTTTTTTCACCGCATCTAATAATTGCAGTAACACGATAAAATTCAGCACCCTTCTTACCATTACCCATAATTTTTTCTTCGCTTATAATCTTATCCACATAATATTTTAATATACTCATTTATTTTCCCTACCATCTTCCGAGAGCCATACGGATTTCATTATGGATAGCGCATCTTCCATAGCCTTTTTATACTGCGGATTATCTGAATTATAGACAGCTAATGAAACTTTAGACATAGCATCTAATGCTTTATTCTGAAATTCCAAACTTGCTACATCGTAACCACGCTCGTATTGCTGTCTATCATACTTCAAAGCCTTGATAAGTTCATCCCTATCAACTTTTATATCCATTGATGAAATCATTTTAAAAACATTATCCTCAACCCAACAACCATAGGCATCGCTCACCTCTTTCTGTATTAAGGTTATCGGACTTTCGTATTGCTCCGCAGGAACAAGGCAATCACTATTAAAAACCTTAGAAAAATCAATATTATAGTTACTCATATCTCCCCTCCCAATACTTCGACTCTCGATGAGTCGCCAAATTATTTAATCGCTTATCAATATTATATTTGATGAATGTGTAAGATATGTTTTTCCATTTTTATCCGTCACTTGGATGATGCCATCGCATCCCGACCATGCTGAAATTTCAATCTCGCCATATCCTTCTATGACAGCCTTATTATATGTATTACTGCACACTAATCGCTCATTACAACCTGTTAATAAAAGACTAATTAACACAACAATGATTCCTTTTTTCATGCTATCACCTCTTATTCATGTCATCATCAATCCATTTTGTTATAGCTATCGCCATTATTAAAATTCCAATACCTATAATTATTCTTATCATGTGAAAACCTTTATCTTTTTGTAAACAACTCTCTCAGAATAGGACATTTACCGCTTTCGATTATTCTTACGCAAGCACCTAACTCGCCACCGCAAACAGTAACTCCATGACAATCTTTCTTCCACTCACAATTATTAATCGCGTCATCTATTTGCTTTTGCGTTATCTCCATTATTACTACTCCTCCTTGATTAAAAATCACCATCAAGCTTACATCTAATTTCATTAAGCTCTCTTCTAAGCTTGATGATATCCGATTGGATAACAGTTCGCTTTCCGTAAAGCATATATGTCGTTTCATTTAGTTCTCTTTTTGCAAATTCGATAATTCTATCAAGCGATTCCCTGCAATACGCAAGGTCTTTTATAATTTCTTTCTTGCTTGCACTCATTTTAATACTTCTCCTTAATTATTTATTTTTTCTTGAATGTATTGAAGAACATCATTCAAACATGAATTATACCCATCTTTCCAGTCATTCATAAATTCAACGTCTTTACGCTTTTTATCAATATCAAAAAACATTTCAACAAGCATTTCATTCACGTTTTTAGAGTCACTCATTTACCTTCTCCTCATCGCATGGCTTACCTAATATTTTTGTCATGACTTCTGCGTCTTTTAAAGTCAAATTTCTATACATCTGTTCTGCATTGTCTCCTGTAATTACCTTTATGACGTTTATTGAAGGATTAAAGCCAAAGCCATATCCTTCTTTTCCAACCACCAACACAGGAACGTCTTCTTGCGATTTATCATATGTCACTATCAATTTCTCACTCATTTCTTTGCCTTCCTTTCCTTTAACCGATTTAATACCTCGGCTACGAACCTTACATCTTTTTAATGCCTGTACTAACTATCGTAGCCATAAACATTACAGCTTCATGTCTAGTCATATCTGTTTCTTCCTGCGCGATTTCAATGAATTTATTTACTTCACGAAATGCTTTGCGAAGTTCAGTTTCGCTTCCACCCATCAATCCAAAAAATTCATTTTCTTGAACCTTCCTAAGTTCATCGCGTTCTTTGTTTGTCATATCAGTTCTCCTTTCGCAATATCAAAGACTTCTTTACAAAAACAATGTTACCCTATAAGGGCAACATTGTCAACACGTTTCTTCCATTATTTCAAAATATTACCTGTCAATTTCTTCTGTTTTAGGAATCCCGATTAAAGAATACAACTGCTCTCTTACGAGACCTATTTGTTCATCGACATATCTCTTTAATCTTACTTCTCTACTTTCATTAAACCATTTAGCTTTAAATTTTGTAAGTGTTTCCCTATAGCCATCCTCTGATATATCACCGCTTTGCCACCACTCTAAATCATGCAATACATCACACAAATCTTCTATCAAATCATTCATTTCAGCATCATACATCTGGTTTCCGCATTCATTTCTTAATCTGCTGTATATGTAACCATAACTTCCTCCGCTCATTTTACCCTCCTTAATAAGCTTCATCATCAGATTTTCATTAGCTTATTCCTGTCTAGTGTTTTGTACAATTTTCTTCGCTTCTTCTTTTGCTTTCCTAACTCCATCAATAAAGCCTTGTTGATATGCGCCCCATTCCGAATCTGAATACTTTAACTGGTCTCCCTGTTTTCTCCATGGAGCGGGAATATCAATATCATGTATTTTCACCCTAACAACATCATTACTCAAAGCTTTCTTTGCAATTTCAGCCTCTCTTTCAAGTTTTTTCAGTTCAACTTCATTCTTTGATGCTATATATGTTATACCTAATACTACCAATCCAATTATCACAACTACTATTACTATTGTTATTGCCATTAAATACATTCCACACCTCCTTATTTACTTAAGTCAATTCCAAAAGCATTAGTTTTCACATATACTTTCCCATTTACATCTTGAAAAATAGGCTCAGTACATCCATATTCAATAAGCTCATATCCATCTTTGATTATGTTGTCGTGGCTATCTGAGACATAAGCTATCAACTCATTGGTATTTGCATCTACAACACATCTGTTCATTCTTTCACCTCATTCATCTGCTTCAATACTTCGGCTATCTGTGGGTAGTTTTTACCAGTTTTGACCCAATAGTCATTGAATGTATGCTTGTCTATAATAAACTGACTTCCACTATCAGTGAAGCACTCATATCTGTTCCAAGCGTCTATGTGATGAACCACTGCTTTGCTGTCGGTTAGTTCTGAATAGATTTCATCTCCAACATGAATGATTTTATCATTAGTTTGTTTAAGTAGCTGTTCCTCTACAGCCGACACATCTTCCATAAAAGACTTTGATATCTCCTCGTCTGTACAAGCACAATGTACCTCACTTTTTACACTGCCATTCATTCTAGCCAGTTCATCTGCTATCATTGCTAATTGCATTGCAATTAATCCAAGATATGTTGTCTGTTGAGCATTTTGGTCTAATTCACGTTCTCCCATAGCTTCTATTACTTTGTTCAATCCCTCTAAATATGTCATATTTCCTCCTTATCCGCTTCTATCATTTACCATAAATCTTCTGAAATAAGGTTTAAACTGCCAGACTTTTCACGTTCACATATAATTTTAATTGCAAGTTGTCCGCATTTTTTTGCATGTTCAAATGCTTCTTTTCTAGTAAGAAAATTATTGCAGTTATCAATAAAACCTTGTTCTATTTCCTCATATCCTTTACGCGCGTCAAAGCCTAACCCTTCAAGCTGAACAAAAATATCTCCATGCCGTGCGCCACAAAGAATAACATCTTTGCCCGTACTCTCAATTTTAAATTTAATCGCCGCCGCCAATATCATTCTTTACTCCTTATCTGCGTCTATGATTGTATCGGCATATCTCACACAATCAACGCAATCATCCACGTTATTTATATGCGCATAGTCCGCATATCCTTCTTCAAAATTAGCCGCTTTAATTCCACCTATCATATCTCTTTCAAGTGCATCTAAATCACCTATTCTTCCGTGTCCTTTAGGGAGTGGCACACCATTAGCTATTGCTTCTGAAAGTATATATTCGTATTTATGTTCTTTCCAATATTCATATGTTTCTTCGGGTATCTTAATCACCAACTCTATTTCTGACATTACTTGTCCTCACTTCCTGCCTTTATCCTGCGTACACATGTATTTTTGTACCATCTTTAAGCCTGTAATATCCATACCCAAGTCTCACTGCTCTAGGTTCATCATGCTTACATTGCTCAATAATATCCTCAACTGCTTTAAAAAGTTGATATGGCAAGAAACAATATGCATTTTTAATCATCTGCATATTGTACATGAGCAAAGGTGTTTTATCATTTAACCACATAGATTCAGATAAATCAGTCAATTCTCTATAAGGCTTCCCTTCCCATGTTAACTCTCCTGCTACAACTTGATTATGTCTGTCATTGATAAGACCTCTTGTAATAATGTCAATCGTATCAAACATACCTTGCAGATTTTCAATATACCCATCATATACACCATCCTCATCATCTTTTATACCTTCTGAGCGAATGAAATCTATCCATTCTTGGTAGTATTCATTGTTACCAAATACTTGTACTCCGTTTATTCTTGTTCTGTAACTCATTCCTTATCCCTCACTTTCCGCCTTGCTTTCTTTAACTACAATACAATTATCTGGACAAGTACAATAACTACAAGACGGACAATCTTCATGTATATAATATTCGCAGTTATGCTTTTGACATACTGATTTCCACCACTCTTCAACTCGACCAGTTATTCTACTTTTCATTACTTGCCCTCACTTTCCGCCCTCTCTGTTTCTATGATTGTTTTCTGCTTCTCAAGTAAAGCCTCTATTCCCATATTGATTGCATTTATAAGTTTTTTATGCAAATAATACCATTCATCAAGATAATCACATTCTTCTGGCGGCTCTTTCGGAAGTGTTCCTTTGAAATAATTCAATTCATTAACTGCTTCTGTTCTAGTCATTCTTATATCATTAGCATCAATCAGTTTTTCATGCCTTTTAGAAAGTGGCGTGCCTTTAAATACAGCTTCATAACACGCACACATATCATTCCATTCATAATTACGATTATTTGATTCTAAGACCTTTTTGTAATCTTCTTCATCTATCTTAATTACTAACTCTATATCTGACATACTTATCCCTCGCTTTCCTGTGGCTCAAAATCTATGTGCCGACCATCGTTTTATACTTGAATATGGAATATAGTGTTCACCCTCATTTACACCAAATCTGATATAATACATAAGGCTTGCCACCCCTTCGTAATAATCGTCACAATATATTTCCTCTTTATTACCATTGATATATTCAATAACTAATTGCGCTCTCATTCCTTACCTTCCTTATCTGCCTCTATGATTGCCACCACTTCATCAATGCTCCTATCGAAGATAAAGGGGTGTTCTGAACCTCCAATAAATACATGTGTTACTTCTTTTGTGCTTCCGAATGATATCGCGTCTATCATGTCCACATTGATATATACACCGTCAATTTTTACTAATCTCATTCTTTCACCTCCTGTTCTGATAATAGTTTTTTAATAATCTCGATTGCTTTCAATAGCCCCTCGTCGTAGGCTTGAATCTCTCTTTCGCCTGTGCCGCTATACTTTATCGCTTCGGCTTCTATGGCTTCGAGATAAGGCTTAACTATATCCTGCTCAGAAAAAGAATGAATACGCCCTATCTGAGCTTTAAATGCTATATCCTCATAATGGATGCTGTCTCCTTGTAATATAGGTGCTATCGGTGCGTTAACATATACAATTTCTCTTGTTTCTATAAATTCACGCTTTGCCATTCCTTATCCTCACTTTCTACCCGTTCATAGCATTCACAAATATTCCTCTTACCATTATCTCCAAATGGGTAAGATACTGTTTTCCCAAGTTCGCAATACGGACATAATATATGGCTAAAATATTTAAGCCTATCATCTTTTACTACTTCCCATCTTACATACTTACATTTTTCTGATACGCAATTCATCCTTCCTCACTTTCTGCCTTGTACTTGTCGATAATCTCTAAACACTCATTAACCTTTTCTGCCGTAAACCAATCGTTACCATCATCTGAAAGGCTTTCAAGCACCTGTTCTTCTATCTCGGCTCTTATCTCGTCTAATACCTCACGCTCAATGTATTTCTGCTTGATTACGGAATACAGGTCTATCTCTATCATAGGCTTAAACGGTTCTTTATCCGATACCGTCGCGCCCTCTGTAAGCGCTGTGATGATATAATTCGCAAAGGCAGGTTCAAAAGCCTTTTCTATCTCTTTTATTGCTTCTTCTCTTGTCATTCTTCTACCTCGCTTTCCATCTCTGCACCGCAGTTAGGGCAGTACCTAGCACTACACTCGTATTCGTCACTTCCTGTTAGCCAATCTCCACACTCTGAACATTCGCAACTATCTGTAACACAACCTTTTAGATTTACAAGAACAGTAACATCTTTCCATTCTCCAAAACCCACTTTTTTTCGTGCTATCCAATGCCCTTTAGGTCTTATTGGTGTTACTGGGGGCATATTCTTTACACAATTAACCATATCGTCATACTTTACATAAGGCACAAAATCTTTATCATCTTTATCTAATCTCTCTAATCCATATCGTGCGGTATATCCAAACTTATCCCATGTGTCCATAGCTTTTAATAGTTCTGCTCGGTCTATAAGTTCAACTCCTAAATCATTCTTAGTAGTTAGCTCACTCTTCACTTTAGGACGTTTTTCATAAGCTCCATTACCGATGTATATATATTCGTATTCTTCTTCAGTAGTTGACTCTTGCTCTAGTGCTTCAATTGCAACACTAAGAGCTTCTTTAATAGGATGTTTAGACTTGCATTCATCTTCCCAAGTTTTCAGTTCTATTTCTAACCAGTGTTTTGCTTCTTCTCTTGTCATTCTTCTACCTCATACTTTATATGTCTACCATTGTCACTTCCGCATCTCCCACACCAACTATGGAAAGTATACAAATCCATTTTGTTTTTATCATGTATAACATTTCCGCAACACGAACACTTATATCTATCGTCCTCTTGTTCTGATAAATCAGACATTCTAAGCCATTCGCCTTTTCTTGGCTCTTGCTCTAATGCCTTAAGCAACTCATTGACCTTGATAAACGTAGCCTTTCGATACGGCACTGATTTAGCTTGCTTAAGGTTGTAAATTGCTTCGCGGTACGTCATGTTTTCAGCGTACTTTTCAGCTTCTTCTCTTGTCATTCTTTATCCTCTCCTCCTGCCCTGTATGGCTGTGGCAATGGCATCCATGCTATAACAGGAACATTTTTTACTAATTTTGGGATGTCTCCCTTATCAATGTTTATGTTCCATTCCTCAAACCGCCCGTCCATAAACCACAAAAGGACATACCAACATTCAACATCGGGGTTATACCAACCTTCTGTTACTCCATACTCTGTCATTACATAATACTTAGGGCAAAACGCTCCTTTATGCTTTGCATTTTCGGGCAATCTCTCAGTAACAGGAATCCATCTAGGTTCTTGCTTAATACCTTTTGCAACCCTATCAAAACTATCCATAATTTGATTAGCTTCGTCATTTGTTGGAAGAAAATCAAGTATGTTGTAAACATCGTACATAAAATCTTCTCTTGCATCGTCCAAACTCCATGTATTAGGCTCTTGTTCTAATGCCTTACACGCCATATAAAGTGCTTCTTTTATAGGGTGCTTGCTTTGACATTCATTCTCCCAAGTCCGAAGTTCTTCGTTTAGCCACAGTATTGCTTCTTCCCTTGTCATTTTCTTTCCTCGCTTTCTGACTTGTACTTGTCAATTTTCTGTTGAATAAGCTCACCACATCTTTCAACAGAATGGTTATACCCTAGCCCCCATTCACTTAAAATATTATCTTCACTGTGAGTAAGTGATTGTTCCTCAATCTCCAACTGAATATCAGTAAGCATAGCCACCATATCAGCCTTCAAGCGGTTTTCGTAATCTTTTTTAAAAGAATCATAGGCTTCCGCAAACGCTTTTACCCTAACTTGTTCTAATACATATGCCTGTTGTACCGCTGTAGTCCATGGCTTTGTAATATCTCCTCCGTACAAAACATAGTTTTTAGCATAAACATAAGCCGTCTCTAATACCATTGTTGATTCTTCTGATAATTTATCTAATAATTGCCGTCTAACATTATCATCTGTCTTCTTTTTCATCTTTTATCACCTCTCTGATATGCCTAACTCTTGTATCTTCATCATACGTGTAGGAGTATACCGTTCCGTTTTCTGTATAGCTTGCGCTATTTAGGATTTTTGTTATCTTCTGATACTTGCGCATGGTATCTGATATTTCCTTGTAAAAATCAGCATAAGTAGCTTCTCTTATAGCACAAGCAGTTCTAATGTTTTTGTCTTTAGAACGTGTATATCCGCTTGCATCATCATATCTTTTACACTTTAGCCTATGATTGTATTCCTCTTCCTCGCAGAAAGTTATTAATTCCTCAATCGTCATTCCCATCTTCTATTACCTCTTTGATTTTACGTGCCAATATCATTGCATTTTCATCATCATCCCATGCGTTTACAATCTGTTTTACCTTCTGATTTTTGCGTATAGTATCTTTGGCTGTCTGCAATGCTTCAATCATATCTGAATAGGCTTTATTTAATGATGTGCTTGCTGTCCACGTTCCTCTAACTCCTGTTCCGACAACCTCTCCGCTAGACACGTTTTCATCTATCAGCTTTTGATATGCGCCAATAGAAAAATCTAATTTATGTATGCACTCATCAATCGTCATTCTCATCTTCTAATACCTCATATTCATTATTTCGTGAAACATATTTAAGTTTCTGAGCAGGCTCTAATGTCTTATTTATAAATGGTGAAATAGATTTTATTGTACAGCTCGGAGTAAACTCTGGTGTCAAACTAGAATAATAATTACTTTTATCAATCGTTATTCCCATCATTATTTCTCACTTAGCTTTCCATATTATCAAAAATGTCTGCAACTAACTGAATTGCATCTTCCTGTGCCTTATCATCTTGATAAATATATTCACTTCCACATTCTTCTACCAACGGGTGTCTTTCCACGTATCCTGCTATAAGTATTTTAATTTCTTCCATATCGTAAATCATTCCTTGTCCTCACTTTCTCTCTTTAACTCTCTGCATTGAATTTTATCCCACTCTTGGCAAAACGAACTATCATTTGAATTATCGAACTCAAATTTAGCTCCTTCAATGGCTTCTTCTTTGCTATTTGCCATTTTTGTATACTCTTTTATTAACTTGACTTTATATGTTTTCATGTGTTCTCACTTTCTGCCTTGTATTTGTCAAATATATCACATATCTCTGCGGCAATATCTAAATCATCAATATATTCCAAAATCTCGGCTCTTATCTTATCAAGAATAGACTCTTGCAGTGTTACAGAGGGTGTATTTTTTCTTGTAATCATTTCTACAAACAACTCGTATAATTGCTCTCGCTTATCACTTGCTGTCACTTTGAATAATTCGTTTGGCTCTGCATTTATTACGGGTGATGTATAGCTGTCCTCAAAATCGCTTGTATCTACTCTATCCCATATGAACTCGATAAACTCGTCAACGTCTTTGAATACGTCTTGCCACTCTTTAGGGATGCTTGGCGTTCTATTGATACAATCAACTCTTAAATTATTCTTAGTAGTTGGCTCTAATTCGTCTTTAACTCGATTTAATTCGTCTTTAACTCGATTTAATTCGTTTTTAACTCGATTATCACGAATATCATTCTTAATAGTTGACATGAAATAATCTTTTAAATATCTCGATAATACTTGCGGGTTATATGTTCCATACCCAACAATACTTTCTCCATTTTCTTTATATCGGATTCCAAAATAAGGCTTTCCTTTATATTCGGGGTATATACAGATATCTTCTGGTGGATAAGTGACCTCAATCCCTTCAAATTCTCTAACTTCTGTTGTTTCTTCTTTTGTCATTTCTTACCTCTTTCTTCCGACTCTTCTCTTAGCATTCTTATTTCAAGACAAATTAGTGAACCCATAAACAAAATTGTATTTGCAATAACAATTTCGTCAGAAGGTACAAAAATACCAGAAATAGCAGACCAGATTATTAATGCAACATAAGCCTTTTTACTAATAAACATTTTAATCTCCTTTATCTGCCTCTATGATTGTTGGTGTTTTAGAAATCGTATTGTTAATTAAGCGTGATGAAAAGTTATCAACCCATATTGGGAACTGATTTTTAAGCGAATCCGCATCAATTAGTTTTCCATGTCCTTTTGGAAGCATTGTGCCATGTGCAATTGCTCTTGTAAGAGTATGCAACCCGCAATCCTCTGAATTAACTATCATTTCATATTCTTCCTCTGGTATCTTTATTACCAACTCAATTTCTGCCATTTACTTCGCTCCTTTCTTGTCATTTCTTATCCTCACTTATCTTGTAGCTTTTCGGCACAGCATGATTATCAAAAACATATCCATCACATTTATCCGCGTCAATAGGCGTCATAGTTTGTCCATAGAAGCACCCATATCCATACCCTTCAAAATATTCCTACTCTATACATACATTCTTCACATTTTTTGCCATCTTCCCGCCGTCTCCTATTAATTACTGCATACTTTCTTATTTCCTCTATACATTCTTTATTTAATCGGATTTCTCTTTCACAATCGGGGAACAAAGCCTTTATCAAATTCTCCATAAGGTTAAGACTTTTCCTCTTGCCCTGTGCCGTGTTCCGCAAGAAGTCAATATATCCAATAAGATTTCCGATTTTCTCCTCTAAGTCCTCTTTTGCCTGTATCTCTCGCTCTTGACTATCTCTTTCTTCCTCTAACATATCGCCTATAAGTGCTTTAGCATAATAAAAGCCTTCAATAAAGCTAGAATTTATATCAATTTTGTCAACGTCCTCATATTTGTACTTTTCTAAATAGTCTAAGATTATCCTTTTTGACCGTTTCGGAAGTTGAGGCGAAACTAACCGTAAATCTCCTAAATCAAAAAGCGCTAATTTCATTCCTTACCCTCACTTTCTGCCTTATAAGGTTTGGGCAATGGCATCCATGCAACGATTCTTTCGGTGGTTGTACAACCCCACTTTAAAACCGACTCATAATAATGCGCTATACCTACATAGCCCGAACTATAATTAACCCAATAACGCCCGCTGTTATCGGGCAACCTCTCAGTAACAGGAATCCATTTTGGCTCTTGCTCTAACGCTTTGATGTTTTCCTTAAGCCAATTCACATCATTTTGAGTGAGATATGATACGGCATCATCTCCGTTATCTAGTTCAAATAGGAGGCAATTAATTTCATTGATAATCTCTTTTCTTGTCATTCTTTAATCTCCCTCATATATGCTCCGCAATGACAGTATGGATAATCTTCTAAATCTTCCATTATTGTGTCTAAGTGTATGCTTCTACCGCACTCTGAGCATTGGTATGAATATCCATCCCAACCATATATTGATTCTTCTTTTATCCAATGCCCTTTTGGTATTGCTGAGGGTAAAGCATTTACTAACTTGTCTATATCTCTACAATTCCACCAATGATTTTGAATAATCGTAATTACCGATTTTCTTGATATACAATCAACTCTTAAACTATTCTTAATAGTTGAACCTGTCGGAATTTCTGACTTGTTCGATTTTCCCGAATTACTTAATTCTCGCTCTAATCGTTCTTTCCATTTTGTAACAGTTGTTTTAATAGCTGATTTTATCATTTTTTCAGACACGTTATAACTTACAGTGATTGGTGTACGTGTTTCTCTTATGAGTTGATTTTCAAACTCTTTCCACATTTCTTCTCTTGTCATCCCTCATTATCCTTTCCTGCGGCTTTCAGTCTTGATAAAATAGGCTTCCGTTTGTGCCATATTGTACAAGCACTCTGCTAACATTTTTGTAATGCTCGGTAGTTACAACAAGCGTTCCGTCTTTTTCAAGTACAGGCTCTTGCTTTAGTGCTTTAATTGCCGCGTTCAACGTGTCAATCCACTCTTGTGTGTATAAACCATCGCGCACACAATCTTCACATTCATCCATTAGCATTTCTATCTGTTCTCTTCTTGTCATTTCTTATCTCCACCCTTCATCCTATATTTATCAATAGTCGTTAATACATCAGATAATACTTCGCAAACTATATGTTCTTTTTCATATCCTTCATCATACATCCACTTTCCCGATAGCGGGAACATAGCTTTTATTTTTACTATTATCTTGTCAAGAGCCTCAATATCATATGGATTTGACAACTCGTTAAGCCCTAGAAGCCAATTTGCCGAAACATCAAAATTTTTACAAATTTTCACTATTTCATCAGACCTAAGAGGGCGTTTATTATTAATAATTTTCCAAGCAGTGTATTTCGTAACACACAACATATCCGCAAAGGACTGTTGTGTTACATTGTATTTATTAAGCAATTGTTTCAATCTGGTATCATTTCTCATTCTCATCACTTATCCGCTCCTCTTATTCACTCTTACAAATCCTCTAAAACTATTTCTAATTCGTCTATCTTTTCAGCCAAAAAAGCCTCGTTTATCTTTTTCCAATCATCATATACATCTTGGCTCACATCTATGAAATTGAAGCCTATTATCGAAGGGCTTCCACTAATGAACATGCTTTGCAATTCCTTTAAGGAATCAATACATTTAGAAATTCTTATCGCCTCATTTAATTTTTCTTTTTTCACTTAAACCACTCCTTTCAAAGTCCTTTATACAAAAATAATGTTACCCTAAAAGGGTAACATTGTCAATATCATTATTCACTTTTTTCTACAAATTCATCTACGAAAATCAAAGGCGTGGATTTTTCCGCTTTATGTCCAGTTTTCACTTTCGTCTTTTTTGATTTATTTAGTTTTGCCATTTCACACATTTTCTGACTGACACTCGCGCATGGCATAACGTTGAGACCACATACAGGTATGCCACACAGTTTTACCATATACGGGCATCCGTCTACACTTTCTGCCATAACAATACCTCCCTAATACCATACTATATCTTTACACAAAGCGTCTCTACTTCCCCTTCAATACATTCAGTAAATCTTCAAACGGAACTTTGTAAATCTTTTTCTTACCGCATTTACAGCACACCTTAATCATATAAAAAATATTATTTTTATCTATATAAACTTTCGTATCCTCATCTCTGAATCGACAACCACCACTCAACAAACATCTTATTTTGTTCATTAATGCCTCCTGCAAAGTTCGCTTTAATATGTCTCTACTCCATTTATAGTTGCTCCGTACTCTGACGGCTTCACATACCCAAGCTGTGAAAATCTAAGGCGTGTTATATTTCATTTCTATGCATGAGCATTCATGTAACACTCACGCTAATTAGGCGTTTGCTGTTTACTCTGCCCACGAGAACAGCTAATCAGTGGGTAAGGATTTGCACCTTACATGATGCATTGTACCGCCATAGCGTTACCACATCTGATTAGCGTCTACCTTATTCCGCCACCACTTTTCTTTTTAATTCCCTATAAGCTCTGTCCGTTCCTTGCAGAACCATTTTACAACCTTTGCACATAGCATCGGCGTTACTGTTTATCCCTACTACTGGGATATCAGCTAAATTGTGGGATAAGGACTTTCACCTTATCATGTACTCAGAGAACCAATGGCATCACGGAATCGAACCGTGTCTGAGTTCCTCGTATGCCCTTACTAGCGTCTATCTTCCGCCACCACAGCACTATGAAAAGAACGATTTTATCATTCGCCTTATTAGGCTATTCTGCGGGAGGGATTTGAACCCTCATGTATTTTCTCTAGGACGTGTGGACTTAAAAACACTAAAGCCAATAGGACTTTCACCTATCCTTTGCTCCTACAAGTTTGCGTCTATCTTCCGCCACCGCAGAAAATTATTTAATTCTCACCAATGTTCTTTTAGCATTATTGGTTGTATTCTCTTTATTTGAAGCTACTATTGCTTCAATCACGTCCATAGGTTCACATCTACAGCTATGACAAACTAAATCTATTATTTTCTCTGGTTCTGACATTCCGTCGTCAAGCTTTTTATGTGTCTCTACAATTTTTCTTTGAATCTCAGTCATTTTCCTCTCCTGCTAAAAGTCACGCTTACTCATGCCTAGCGTGTTCAAATACTCCTCAGACCAAAAAGGATAAGGCTCTAAATCACTTTCATCTTTCCTTAGTCCATAACTTTTTATAAGCTCATCTAAATAATTCGCCACCAAATCACTCAACACTTCTGAAACATCTAGCGAATAGATTTCACACGTCTCTTCAATTTGTCTTTTAACTGAATCTTCAACTTCTACATTACACATAATGTTCCTTTCAGTCGATTTTTCCTTCGTATCTCAAGACCTTTTCCATTAGCGTCAATAAATAATTTACTGGCTTTGTCGCGCCTTGTTCCCAATTTCTTATTGTCTTTCTAGGTATTCCAAGATACTCAGAAAATTCCTGTCTTGTCATTTTTGATTCTTCTCTCATTTTTCTAACATCCATTTACATATCCTCACTTATAATACAATATTACCCTTATTAGGCACTATTGTCAATTGTATTCACACCATTTCTACAAATTTTTTCTGCATCAAATCGTATGCTCTTGAAATTTCTCTTTCTATCACATCGTTTTTATTTATACGCTCATGCGTTATCGCATCATCAAATGTAATGATTGCTCTAACTTTAATCTTAACGCCTTCTTTTTCCTTAATCTTTTTTACAGGATTTCCGCGTCCTAAAATTTCTTTCCATTGTTTTATTATCTTGTCGTTATCAAACTCATATTCAAACTTGCCTTTCAACTGATTGTTGAATATTTTTTCCACATCGAACTTATCATTTATTTCCCATGGAATTTTATATCCATTTTCGCCTTCTTTAAAATTCAATTCGGGCAATACTTCCAAATCAGTTACCAATACAGGTGTTCCAAGCTCAAGAGCCTCAACCAAAGAATAACAAAAACCTTCGTGGTCTGATAACTGAGCCAAGTAATCAGCACTTTTTATATAAGGCGCAATATCAAGAGTAGGCTTTAAAAATGTTATATTGGTTGCTCCTTGAATCGGAGAATCGCAAAAGCACAACCAGACAAACGGAATATTGCGTTTTCTCAAAAGATTAGAGAGCGCTACCATCCTCTTTTGCCCTTTTTCATTAGTGCCAGTTCTCGTAGCAGAAACAATAACAATAGCCTTACTAACATCTTTTGGCGCAGTTAAGTTGTGTATGGTTTTATAATCCTTTTTGAAATCTAAATAAGATTTTGCAACAGCCTCCGAAACAGGAACAAGATAGTCATTGTCTTTTGGAATTACAAGAGCCTCATCCCACTTACATGAATGAACCATCTGCACTTTCTGTTTATAAAAAACATTCTTCGGAGAATCGTCTGTTATTCTATTTACAATAAGCGTGTCACACTCAATATACGTAGATAAATCGTTTCTTTCTACCCTTGCAAACTCCTTTAATCTAGCCTTCTGCTTTTCATCTATAATTTTATACAAAACCGTTATGTCATAGCTTGGTGACATTTGTTTGCAAAAATTATAAATAAATGTTTCTATTCCCCCTATTTCAAATGTTTTTTCCGTCCATATCACAATGTCTGTTTTTATCGGCATTACAACTCTTGTGAACAAGTTTGTCGGATAGCCTCTTAATTCCGTTCCGTGTATTTTTCTTGGCGGCATTACTAAGGCATACTCGCTTAACTTCGGAATGTTGTTCTGGTTAGTCATAAGTATTATTTCAGCCACTTTATTAAGTTCCCTAAATTCCGAAATAAGGAATGTCATAGCTTCGGTTACTATAGGGAAATAGTATATTACTCTTCGAGTTCTCAAAAGTCCGTTCTGAAATCTTTTTGTCAAAGAATCGGGTGTGTTAGTCCTGTAAAAATACATAAATTCCGATATAAAAGCTTTCTTACCTTTGCTCTCGTCGATTTTCTTGATAAATTCCGCATCTTCTCCAATTGATTTATTAGGATTAAACCTAACATTCCCTATAAAGCTCTTTTTGTAAACTCTATTCCATACACATTGATTAGTCGCAGGAAACTTATCATCAATAGTTTTTATTTCAACTACTGTTTGTCCTCCGTCAGAAAACGTTTTCCACGATAGATAGCAATAATCAAAAGCTGTTTTTTCGATTTCATCCAAGATAAGTTTAATATAATTATCAGACACTAAATCGTCTGAATCTATAAACGATATATATTCCCCATGAGATTTGCTTATGCCTGTATTTCTAGCCTCGCTAACCCCTTTATTACTTTGATAATAAAAATTCACCCATTCATAATTGCTTTTTAATTTAGGACAAGAGCCATCATCAACAACAATTACCTCTACCTTGTCGTTTACTTGAGGAGCTAAACAATCAAGTAGTTCGCTTAAATAAGGTTCTGAATTATACGCAGGAATTATCACTGTTAATTTTTTCATACAACTCATCAAGTTCATCTCCATATCTTCCGAAAAACCATTGTTCAAATCTATCAAACTCTTTTACACGTTCATAGTTATAATCTATTGCTTTGTTTCTCTTTCCGTACTCCCAACGTGGATTAATCAAAATCTTATCTACAATCTTAGGAATGTCGTTTATATTATCAACTCTTATTATTCCTTCTTCATCGAATAATCGCCCAATTTTTCTCGCTCCGTAATATATCGGCACACACTTATTAGCAAAAGCGTTCCCAATTTTTTCGGTAAACCACCAGTCGTCAAGATAATTTTCTATACATATCGAAAACTTGTATTCCTCGTATATTTGTGCAGTAGTCACATAACTACCGCCATCATAAGTTCCCATACAGTCTACTTTATCTTCCAACTCTTTGCAAAGCGCTTTTCTTATTATGTGTTGCGCACACATTTCCTTGTCAGAAGAACAAAAAGATATGATTTTCGGTTTGTTCCATCTGTCATCATTCCAGTTGCCAAGCCCTTCTTGACCGCCTCCCCACAGAATCAGTCTCGAATTAGGCAATAATGATAACAACTGAGAATCATGGGTAAATACCATTGCAAACTCTTTACCGTTATATTCCATCCATCTATACAGCTCTGGATTTAAAGACCTCGGTTCTATCAAAATAGCTATAGCCTTAGATTTATCTATGCCCTTTTCCCTCATCGCAATATAATCCACTAGGCAAGTAATATACTTTTCACCTTTAACCATATTATGATTCGGAAAATGGTCATATGGGCTATACATCTTAAGCCTCATTTTAATACCTCTCATTTTTGTAAATTTTGCCCATTTAAGACGTTTTTATGTCTTAATGATAGTTTCCTTGTAATTAATATAAAAACTCAAGGAAGGTAGGAAATTTTTATATTTGAGGGCATATTATTTATTCAGCACGTATCTTGCAAACTTACAACAGTGTCCATACTTATCAACCTTCTCAATATCAAACGTTGTAATATCATAGCCCTTTTTCCTTAACTGGAATATTATAGCTGAAAGTCTTGTAGCTCCAAACATGTTAATCGCTTCCATGCTTGTAATGCTTCCGTTTGATTTTAAATACTTAAGAACCTCGCTTGTTTTATTCCTTGCAACTGGCGTTACAGCTTCATGCTTTTTTATAAATGCTTTCATTTTGTTACCTCCTTCTTGGCACGCTTCGCATCCCTTAACTCTTTCCTTCTTGCATTTATCTCGTCTTTATGCAAGTTGTAATAATCCAACGCTTTCTTTCTACGCTCGACTATATTACTATTATACCTCATTTGATTCTTTTTATTTATATTTTCTTTGTTTTTCTCATAATACTTGGCATGCCTCGCTTTATCTTTTTCTTTGTTTTCTTGGCGATACCTCGCAGACTTTTCTTTTATCTCCTCTTTGTTTTCTTGATAATATTTAGCGTGTCTTATTTTATCCTTTTTCTTCAAAAACTCTTTGCCCGCGTCATTAATATCATCCAAAGCATATTTACAGTTTTTTAATTTGCAATTTAAACAATCATATCCACAATTTAATCTCACCCTTGTTTTTCAATCCTTCCAATTTCATCAAGTGCATCAATTATAATTCTTGCTATGCTTTGAGATATTTCACTGTTATTATATTTCTGCGGAAAAGCATTAATCTTAGTCATATACGCTTCATAAAAAGCATCGTCTTTTACTTCCGTATCTCTCATCTCTTTTATTAACTTCCATGCCTCAGTGTACGGTTCGTACACCGAGGCTTTAAATTTATCCATCTGCTGTTCTGTCATATGTTACCCCCATGGAAGGTCATCGTCTTCCTCTGCATCTCTGAATCCCGAATCCTTTTCAAGTTTCATTTCTTCTTGCTGTGGCGCTTTTGCATTTGCCATATCAATCCATCCGTAGTTATGAACTTCATCCACGTCATTTTTTAATCTTTTCGTTTCCTTTTCGTAGAACAGTTCGTTGTACGAATCATCTACTGAGCCAAATCTTGCCTTTGCGCAGTGCCATATATTAGTTCCGCCAGTTCCCGTCCAGTTCACGCCAAAAAATTGATTATAGGAATTATCAAAGGTCTGGTTTCTTCGATAGACAAAAATTATATTATCCATCGCATTAACAATATCTGACGTTCCGCTTATGTCATACATTCCCAAAAGCCCCATAGGTTTCTTGGGATGGCAAACAATAATAATGTGTATGTTTTTGCGCTGTGCAAATTCATGTAACTGCCAAGCAAATCTTGACTGCGCCTCATACTTTTCTTTCGACAATCTTGATATGTCAAGTGCCATCAGATTGTCTATGCAAAGCATGTCAAGCTTATGTCTATCAACCATTTTATCGAACTGCTCAATAATAGCCTCGAAATCAAAACCGTACTGGTTATTGTATAACCAAAATTTTCCTTCAAGCCAATCAGCTATCTTCTCTTGGTACTTATAAGGCACATCATAATAGCCTTCCCACATAGTCGGTTCAACATAACTTCTTCCTGCGCCTTGCTGATACATCCATCTCATGTAATCATCTTCTGCAAGCTCTCCACTAAACACCGCCACGTTATTTCCTGCATCAATAGCATTAAGTATTATCTGTGAGAGAATTGTAGATTTTGCACTTCCTGCCTGTCCGCTTAAAGCCGTAACGTCTTTCTTTCTAAGACCTCTAAACTTTTTATCAAATTCATATATGCCAGTCTTGATAATCTGTTCCGTCTGTTTAGGTCTAGCTAATATCTGCTTTGCGGTAAAGAAGATAGGCTCTCCTTCCTTTTGCTCGATATGTACTGGCTCTGGCTTAGCATCTCTGTTATACGAGTTAAATATCTGCCTTTCTTCTTGCTGACGCTTACGCTCATAAGCGTCTGGCTCAAACAACATTCTTA